TGGTTAGATTCTCCGCTAAGAGACTTCCCGATGGCTGCAACGCTTGGCAATCAGCTTGTATTCCATGAGCTAGGGATCGACGACGGGACTACTAACCCACCGAGTCCGATAACTTCATATATCCAATCGTCCGACTTTGATATTGGTGATGGGCATAACTATGGCTTTGTATGGCGCATGTTGCCAGACATCACGTTTGACGGTTCTACCAGCCCCAGCCCGACACGCCCTGAAGTCACAATGACGATGCGCCCACGGCAGAATCCCGGCTCGCCTTACGGTACGGCGCCGAGCCCAACTGTAGAGTCTACGCAAAACTACGGCACCGTGCATAACTACACCGTGCAAGAGTTCACTGAGATTGTGTACACACGCGTGCGTGGGCGGCAGATGGCGTTCAAGATTGAGTCAGATACGTTGGGTACGCAGTGGCAGTTGGGTGTGCCAAGACTTGATGTTAGACCTGACGGCAGACGTTAATTTATGACATCAACACAGATTATTACTACCGAAGCAGTTCAACTTACTCGGACAAAAGCACCAGCGTTACCGTTTGCGCCAGTGCAGTATGACCGAGGCTACCATGACACTCTTAACAACATCCTACGTCAGTACTTTAATACGTTGGATAACTTCATAGGTCTGCTTATGGCTTCAGGTTCACCTATTGGCGTATACGGTGCTGGCACGGGGGCAGATGCTTTTGGTCGGTTGCGTGTATCCAACCCGTACACACTGTTTGATAGCCAGAATCGATACGCTAAAGATCCACAGTTTGACGAAGAGTTGACTACAGGAGGTACGGCTACCTTTGTGACGAATGAGTCTAGTGTTGATATGGCGGTAACCACAAGTTCGGGGAGTAAGGTAGTTCGCCAGACGTTTCGTTCGTTTCCGTATCAGCCCGGTAAAGGGTTGTTGGTGCTGGCGACGTTTGTGCTAAATGCTAAAAAAGATAACTTACGGCAGCGTGTGGGGTACTTTAATACCGATAACGGTGTGTTTTTGCAGTTGGCAAATACCGGTGAGCCAGAGTTTGTTTTGCGTACTAATACGTCAGGTACTCCTAGCGATGCGCGCGCCGTGGCTCAATCTTCGTGGAACGGGGACAAACTCGACGGTACTGGGGCATCTGGCAAAACGCTTGATTTGACTAAGGCTCAGATTTTGTGGATGGACTTCGAGTGGTTGGGGGTGGGGTCTGTACGCTGCGGGTTCATTATTGATGGGCAATACATTATCTGCCATACATTTAATAATGCTAACGATCTTGACAAGGTTTACATGACCACGGCTATTTTGCCGGTACGTTATGAGATTGAAAACACCGCAGCTACTGCATCGTCGTCTACGCTGACACAGATTTGTTCCTCGGTAATGTCGGAGGGTGGGTATGACCAGCGAGCTATTCCACGTTGGGCGAGGCGCACGACAACGCTAACCGGGGTGACAACTACTTTTGTGCCGATTGTATCTATCCGGTTAAAGAGCACATCACTTGGTGCAGTGGTATTGCCCTCGGTGTATCACGCTATTCCGATTGGATCGACGCTAGATTACGAAGTAGTGCTTATCAAAAACCCAACACTAACGGGCGCTTCTTTTACTAGTGCCTCAACCAACGTGGAACTGGATGTGACGGCAACCGCGCTGACCGGCGGGACGATTGTTGATCTGGATTATGTATCTGGCAGTAATCAAGGTAGTGGGGTAGTAAGCACCGGGGAATCGTATAACTTTGAGCTACAGCTTGGTTCATCACTTGCCGGGGTGAGTGACATTTTTACAGTAGCGGCTAGAACAATATCAGGCACTGACGACATCATTGGAGCGATGTCTTACTATGACTTAACAGACTGAAGTGCTACACTTCTTGCAATTGACATTGAGGTGAAATTATGGGTGCTTTACTCCCTGCCGCAGCTGCTAGTACCGTAAGTTCTACAGCCGGTGCAGCTGCTCTAGCTAAAGGCGCTTCTCTTGCCGCTGGTTCTAGTTTGGGGTCTGGCATTACTGCTGGAACTCTGCTGGGTAGCGGCGCGTCCATGGCATCAATGCCTGCCTTGTCTTACGCTGGAGCTAATTTAGCCCCTGCTTTAGCTTCTCAAGGTTTAGCGTCGACACTTCCGGGTATCTTTGCTAATCCTGCTGCCGCTGGGTTTCTTGGGAAATCTTTTGCTACTGCGCCCGGTATTTTTGCTAAAGCCGCACCTGCCCTTGGTGGCCTACCTTCTTTGGCAACGCCCGCAGCTTCGTCACTTTCAAGCGCCGCCCTTCAAACAGCAAAAGGCAACATCATCCAGAACGCTATGGCTAACCAAGCCACGCAAAACGCCATAATGCAAAATTTTGCCACTGGACAAGGCGCACAAAACTTAGCGGCACCGCTAACGCAGGTAGGTGCAAATCCCGCCGTAATAAACTCAAGGTTCGGTATAGACATGGCTGGAGTTCGTCCCGGCGTTAAGATGCCCACTGAACTATATGGCGGACAAGTCACGCCGGATATGGGGTTCAAGACTATGGGGGAGGGTGCTTCTGGTCTTATACCGCAGACCACACCAGCTACTCAGCTTGCATCTAAGACGGCTTCACCCGTTATATCTGGAGAAGACTTCCTAACCAACGCTATGAATCTGATTAAGAATCCTAGCTTGCAGGGGGCAAAAGATTACGTTAAAGAGCATCCTTATGCTACTGCCGCTGCGGGCTATGGTGTTTATAGTGCTATGCAGCCTAAGTATAAGCCGCCGCAGCAAGATAAAGGCACGATTCGCCCTTATGAGCTTGAAGTAGAAAACTTAAGTGGTGAACCATCTGATCCAACGAGTACTGCTGAACGACGGCAGCTAGTTTATAACCTAAAGGCGCTTGAGCCTTACTCCGCTGCAAATGGTGGTATAGCCAAAGCCTATGCAATTGGTGGCCCCGTTGAGACGATGACGGCGATGAACGCTGTAGGTGCTAATACTGGTTACCCGATGGCGGGCATTAATACACCGATGTACAGCAACCCTATGGTGCAACGCCCTGAGGCTGTGAATGTTATTTCACCAAGCGGCGATGCTGGGGTGACTGCTTATAGTGGCGAGCCTCGATTTGCAGGTGGTGGTATATCTGACTTGGGGGGCTACTCTGATGGGGGTCGTTTATTGAAAGGACCGGGCGATGGCGTATCTGATTCCATTCCTGCTGTCATTGGTAATAAACAGCCTGCTCGCCTTGCTGATGGCGAATTCGTTGTTCCCGCCCGCATCGTGTCCGAATTGGGTAACGGTTCAACCGAAGCAGGAGCGCGTAAGCTGTATGCGATGATGGAGCGCGTTCAAAATGCACGTAGGAAATCTATAGGTAAGAAAAAAGTAGCAGTTAATAGTAAAGCAGACAAACATCTGCCTGCATGAAGATACAACACGTAGACGTTAACTATACAAACCAGCTATGGCCTAAAGTGGAGAAATTCATAGAGGCTGCTTTGGCGTATCAAGACGACTACAACATTGAACATGCAAAGCTTTATGTAACTAATGGAACGTGGGTGCTCATAGTCGCAGTTGATGAGAATGAAGAAATCCACGGCGCTGCAACAATTCAGTTTTACAACCGCCCGAAAGATCGGGTTGCCTTTGTCGTCACGATGGGTGGCAAATTAATTACAGGCCACGAGACGTACGCGCAGTTCACTACGCTACTCAAGGCGTTTGGTGCAACTTATATAGAAGGTGCATCGCGTGAGTCAGCAGCTAGGCTGTGGCAACGATTCGGTCTTTTTGAAAAGTATAGGGTTGTAGGAGCAAAACTATGATTATCAGGAATAAATTCAACGGCTACTCTGGTGATGGTCGGCGTCTTTATCCGGGCGGTGGTGGAGGCCAAGCACCTCCAGCGCAACAAGCCGTTTCGCAAACTACAATTCCTGAATACGCTAAGCCTTATGTTGAAAGACTACTGGGGCAGGCGGAGAAATTTGCCGACCCTAATCGAAAACTAGAAACCTACGGGCGTGAGCGAATTGCTCCGTTTAGTGATCTACAACAGCGGTATTTTGCTGCGGCTTCGCAATTAGGTCCGACGCAACAAATTGGTGAAGCTAGTGGGATTGCTAG